TCGCAGTATACGCCGTCGTGGCAGCCGTGAAGCTGGCCGAGTTGGTGTACATCGCCACCTTGAAGGTGTCGCCGCCCGTGAGGCGGAAATCGTGCGCGGCTTCCAGAAGCTGCTGCTTGAAAGACGTGCACATGAAGTTGCCAGTGAAGGCCATTTCAAAGTCTCCTTATGACAGAGGCTAGTTCGGCCTCGCCGACGCCCGTCAATCTGTGTTCCAGAGTGGTGCGATCGCTTTTGATAGCCTCCCGCATATAATGAAGAATAACAGCTTCTACCCGAGAACGAAAGGCCAATGCCTGCTCGCGGATGGCGGGTTCTGCTGTTTCTGAAACCGAGACAATGTGCTCGGTGGCACGGTGAGCCCAAAACTCCGGGGGGTGGCCCCCATTGTTTGAGGTTACGACCATGGCATTTCCTACATTAGAAAAGATCATTTAGGTTGCCTTTGTTCTAACGAGGCCCTCGCGGAACGAGTCCACGTTTTCGCGCCCTTCGGCGTAATTTTTCAATCGGAGCAACGCTTCACTGTAGCGTTGAGAGTACATAGCAATGACGTCGGCCTCACCTTTCATGTAGATGTAGGCTTCAATTAGGCAGGCATACAGGAGTGCCTGTTCAGCGTTCGTGCCGAGCCATGTGGTCCCAGCCGTAACGATAGACTCGGGCTCATAGAAGTAGTGGAGCTCGGTCAGATAATCCTGGTCCGGGGTAGGAGCCAGAATAAAGGTCGTGCTGTTATACAGAGCGTAGTATTTCGGCTGCGATTGAGCACCGCTCGCTCCGTAATCCTGCACAAATTCGACGTCCTTGTTGAGGACAAATTGGGTGGCGTTGACCCCTGTTTCAATAGACATAGAACCGGGCGACAGGTAGTCGGCTGGGACCTGGAGGAAGCGGTCGCCAGCAGCCATGTTGCCGGACACGTTCTTGCGGAAGATGTCCAGTTCCACCGACTGCATGATACGCTCTTCGCCAGCCCGGATAAAGTCGTCCAGGTGAGCTACGAACGTGGTTTCCTCGTACTCGCAGGTATCCTGGATCATCTGCTTGAGGGTGGTGTACGTCCAGGGCATTAGATCCTCCGATAGCCTTTAGCGGGCAGAACAAAGAAACTGGCGCGGTCACGGTCCTCGTCGATGGCCCGCTTGAACTCCTCCTCATAAGCCTGCTTCAGCAGCATCACCCGCTCAGGGGCGCGCTTCATGGCAAGGTAGAAAGCCAACCCAGCCGCCAGAGCGGGGTAGAACCGGAAGGGGACCTGCACGGTCTGATCACTAAAGGTGCCATCGTCCATGCGCGCCATGCGGTCGTACACGATGGTATAGCTATCATCCTCGGGCAGAGGCCAGAGCTTCAGGGTAGGGGAGATTGTACGGTCAACGTAGAACATAGACGGGGGACCAGACTGGGACTTGTCACCCAGACCCGTATAGTCCTCTCGGCTTATGCGCGTGAGTTTGCGGTCCTTGCCGTCTTGTCGGATAACGACATCGAGAACATCAATGGTCTCCGCCCCAAGGGCATAATCGCCAGTGCTAGCGACCGTAGGGGCGGTGACAGTTTGCACCGTCCAGCGGTTGAGGCCGCGATTCGCCCATTCCGCAAGCAGAAGGTTAAGCGATCGGCGCGCCGTTCGGAGATCATAGCCTGTGCGGACTTCCAAGCCACAGCGTTCAAAGGCTTCCTCGATGTATTCGGAGATGTCCAGTTCAAACGTTTTGGTCCCAGAAAGAGCCATATCAGGATCCCCGCAGCAAGAACGTTAGTACCACGCCAATCCCGCTAACCCAAGCCCCGATGATCGCCCATGCAGCTTTATTCAGGTTCGCCTCAACCTTGGACAGTCGCACCTCGACCGCCGCCACATCCCGGATGTTGGGGGCGTTATCCAGTTTGTAGGAGAGGGATTGCACGGAGTTGGCTAGGTGCTTGACCTCGACACGAAGTTCCGCGATTACCACTTTCACGCTGTTGAGCTCCGCTGCGACCACTGCACTATTATCGTTTTCGTTGGTGTTCATTTGCTTCTCCTTACGGTGACTTCGTTACAGCACCGACTTTACCGGCAGCTCCGCTAACGGTCGCGTAGGCAGCAAAGCCAGATGATACCGCCCGTGTGAAGGTAGCGGCGTCAGAATGTAGCGTCACACTGTCGGTGGACTTATAGAGACCAGCCGCCGGAAACACTGGATCGCCAATAATCGCAGCCGTGCTGATGCCTTCGGTTCCTGTTGCCGGATTGGCCGTCCCCGAGTTGTTCCAGTTGCCCGCCCCAACCGCGAGCCAGATCAGTTTGGCGTCAGCGTCGTATTCGATCACAAGCCGGTTGCCCGCCACATAGGTCCCCACGGTCGAGACGACGATTTCATTGATGTAAACCGAGCCGTCTGGGTACCAGCCCAGAGAGTCATCCTGATCGCCAAGGTAGGTCGACAATACTGCCGACGAAAGCGCGATACCGGCAGGCGAGCCGTTGCCGTCGAGCGCGGCGGCACCCACCGTCGATTCCCAATGCCACTTGCCTCTGCTGAGACTTTTGATAGCCCGAATAACCGCATTGTGGTCAGTGCTGGCATTGGTCGCGGTGAGGTTCCCGTTCGATACAACGATAGCCGATTCTTTGTCGGTTGTGCTCCATGTGAGCGGGATCACTGTCGAGTAAAGGGTCACGACGGCCTTGGCGACCACAGTAGCCGTGCCGACGCTGGCCGTAGAACCCGCCGCCCCACTGATGGTGACGGTCACTCCGCTGGGGACGTTGACGGTCACAGTGCCTACCGATCCGGTAGAACCCGCAGCCCCACTGATCGTGACATTCGCCTTCCCAACCGTGGTGACAGAGCCACCCGAGGCTGTAGAGCCTGCTGCCGCGCTGATGGTAACGTTCGCTTTGGCGACCACCGTGGCCGCTCCACCCGAGGCTGTAGAGCCTGCTGCCGCGCTGATGGTAACCGTCATGCCGCCGCCAACGGATACTGTGGGTGTGCCCACGGACATCGAGCCAGCGAGGCCGGTCACGCTGGCAGAGGCAACCGCGACTGCTGTGACGGTGGCTGTACCGACCGAAGCAGTGCCTCCCACGCCAGTGAGTGACACAAATTCGAAGACAGGCTGGATAACAGCGTCTGCGGTGACTTGACCCACCAAGCCCATCGCGTGGTAGATAGTGTTCTCCAGGGGAGGGAACACTCGGCCAGTGAAGACCTCCAGCGCCTGCCTGCGCTCAGGCGAAGGCTTATACAGCGCCTCGGCATCGGCCGACACCGGGGACGGGTCTAGCTGAGGGTGCTTTTCTTCGAAACACGAATCACAAACGCGCGTGCCATTCCACTCGGTGGTGAGCTCCAGATATTTAATCTGGAACCCACACCGTTCGCAAATCGCTAGAGCGTGTGTTCCGTATGCGAAGGTCATGCTGGGGGCAACCAGACCTTAACATGGCTGATGACCATGCGGTTCTGACCTGCACCTAACGTGGGTAGGATGTCGGGGTTCCCAGCCAGCGAAAGCAGAATACCGTGTTCGGCGCGGCTGAACTCGCTGCGGCTGCTGATATCCATGCGAGCCAGTTCCTTGCCGTCCCAATACGTGATCAGATGGGTATCGGTGATCAGCGCACCATACGTGTGATACTGACCGTCGAACATGTTTCCGCCAAGACCAGCCGTGCCGGTGTAGTCCCCAACGTGGACGGGGTCCTGGCCAGTGGCGTTCAGATGCAGAGTGTTATGGTGACCAGGATCCTTACCGTAGGCTTCCACGATGTCGTACTCGATACGCTCCGAGATCGTACCACCGGTCGTGTAGACCTGAGAGATCAACCAGATCGAATACCACGTTCCGTCCGTGTTATCGAAACGAGCTCGCATTTCAACATAACCCTTGTTGAATGTGTAGCCCTGATAACGCCAGTCGGTAGTTTGGCAGTGACCCGTCTGCCAGACACCACCGACCTTCTCCATGGTGATGGTCAACGAACCCGGCTCGTATGTGTAGCTGAACGGGTTCACCGAAGAGGTTTTAGCCGGATCAGCTATAGCCGTTGGGACGTTCGGGTCGATGAACCGAGCGGCACCAAAGTCTGCGTGAGCGGGGGCGAACCACGACCCCATGGGCGCGATGTAGTTACCACCGTCCCCGGCAATCGAGTATTGCTCAGAGTAGAGCTTGCTGCTGTCGGTGAACTGCTCTTCGAAGTCGAGAGTGTACCCGGTGAGGTCGAGGTTAGACTGACCCTGATTAGTGGTATCCCAGAACAGTCCTGTGGGAGCAGGCGGAGACACCTGAGCGTAGGGGGCAAAGCCCGACGATACCGCCCGTGTGAAGGTAGCGGCGTCAGAATGTAGAGTGACGTTGTCCGCTATACCGTAGAGAGTGGCGGCGGGAAAGACCGTACTGCCGGTGATCCCGGCTGTGCTGATACCGCCTACACCGGTCGCCGGATTAGCGGTACCGGAATTGTTCCAGTTCCCGGCACCCACCGCCAACCAGATCAATTTGGCATCGCCGTCGTATTCTACCGCAAGGCGACTGCCTGCGACAAAACCAGCCACCGTCGCGATGATGTTCTCGTTGACGTAAATCGAGCCGTCATCGTACCAACCGAGAGAGTCGTCCTGATCACCCAGATAGGTTGAAAGCGACGCCAGTGACGTCGCGATACCGGCAGGCGATGCGTTGGAATTAAGAGGCGTACCGACGGTCGTCTCCCAATGCCACTTGCCTGCGGTGATGCTGGTTTCCGCCCGGACCGTTGCGTTATGATCGCTTCCCGAATTGGTCGCCTTGAGGTCGCCGAGGGAAAGCACGATAGCGGCTTCCTTGTCGGCTGAGTTCCATGTCAGCGGTACGGCAGCCCCTGCCGAGGTGCCATAGATGCGGAAGTCGCCAGCCGCGACGTAATTGGAGGTGCTGTAAAGTCGGACATAGCGCCCGGTCGCATGTACGCCCAGGACAGCCGCGACGTTATCGGCAGCACCGGTAAGGATGCCGATGTCAGTCCATGTGGATCCATCCACTGAAACCTGAACCAGCGAACCGTTCGTATGAGAAGCGTTGAACCCGCCCGCCGTCCCGTTGGTCAGGGGCCAAACTTCGACGCGACTAATGACGTAAGACCCGCCAAGGTCAGCCATAATCCACTGAGGAGCAAGGGCGGTACCAGCGGAAGCAGAGCCCCAGATGTCTGAGCCCACCGCCCCAGAGAAGACGCCATTCCGCATACCAGCACCGGTGCCGGAATATCCGGTATAGCCGGGTTGAGCGGAAGAGACGGTGTATGTCGTTATGGTTTCGGCGCTCTGGTCCACCACCACGGTGATCGTGGGGGTAGTCGTGCCACCCGTAGCCGCGAGGCCAGTCGGAAGGGCTCGGGCTTTACCGACCGTAGTGACCGTGCCTCGATTGCCTGTTGCCGTGACACCCGTAACCGATTGATTGAGCGTTCCAGCCACGGTAGTCGTACTAGTACCAGCAGACGCGGACCCAGACACCCCTGTAACAGAGATACTAGCTTTACCGATATTCGTGGTTGTGCCGACCGAACCCGTTACCCCGAGTCCGGTAAGAGCCACGCTCGCATTGGCCCCTGGAGTCACTGCGGCACTGGCACCAAGACCAGCAGTCCCCAACGCGACCTGCGTTTGGAGTTTCTGTGCGTACGATAGTCCGTTGCCTATCTTCAGGGAGGCCATGTTAACCCCCCTGAAGAACTGTCAGCGTCACCGTTGCAGCAGAGATTGCACTCACGTTGAGACGAACTGCCCGAGGCAGATAAGCGTAGTTCCCTTGCTTGCTGGTTGTCGCAGCAACGAGGTTGCTGTCGGGGTGGTCAAACCACACCGCACCGGCAGACGAAGGATTGTCCAACGTCTGTTCAACCTTGTAGGTGGCCGAAGTCCCAACGACATTCACCTGAAGAGACACTTCGCTAGGTCCGTACATGTTCAATGGAACAACGGACGTTCCCGTGGTAGTGCGAGCGACGATTATGGGGCGACCCATCGGCTATCTCCTAGGTTAAAGGATTACGACGGCAGCAGCGGGACGGAATACCAAGTCGTTGCGTCATATGCAACGAGGATAACCGAAACAGTAGCCGCAATCGAGAAGGCTGAGTCAACAGCGATAGCGTTGATTCCGTCTCCAGTGGCTGGCCAGATTTTCAAGACAGCAGCAGCGGAGTTCTTGATAATCACTACCTTACCAGCAGCAGCCGCAGTTC